TTGTAATCTTCTTTAATAATTCGCCCATGTTTTTATTTTTTGGTTCGTATTTAATTCATTAACGGTGTTTGAAACCAGCCCCTTGCCTGCATCTCTGCCCTTGTCCAGAGTTTTATTGAACACCCCTTCCAAGTGCATCGTTAAATTTTTCAACTATCGTATTCAATGCCCTTGCTTGGTCACTTGTCAATCCTGCTCCTATTGTTACAAAGGCAACCTCTCTTGGGGAATATTGAATAGCAGTACCCCTGTCATTAATTGCTCCTAATATTATATTATAGTTTGGTAAAGCATCTGTGAAACTGGTTGTATTGGTTCCAATAGAAGTAGCTGCTTTGTATATAGTCCAAGAATTTGAAGCAGTACGGCTATTTGTATAGAACCCAAGAGAATTACTATTAGTAACTATTATACGATTATCCGTTTGGTCTCCATTATCTGCGTATAAAGAGCCGGAAAGTCTTAAATACATATCTATTTGGTCTGAACCAGCACCAGTACCAGTTACCACTCCAATATCGCAATAAACACCATTGGCATCTGTTCTTGAATAGTAAGATACATGGTTGCTTGAATTGCTAAGTGTTGATAATGCGTTTAAATATGTATTAGCATATCCGGTAGAACCATTTGGAGTTGCGCCAGTAGAACTATGTGTCCACCCACCGCTAAAAGTCAATCTGAAAGCAGCATTAGTATTTTGCGGGTTCTTCAAATTCCACTTATGAGACGAAGCCGTACCTCCGATGAAAGGATATATTGCATTCATTGAACTCCATAATGAACTATCCTTTAATTCACGAACTAACGTACAGATAGCATCTTTTTGCGTTTGGTCGGTTATACCTGTACTGTCTATGAATTTTTGTGCATCCGCATCCGGTGTGCAGCCACTTGCTGCAAACGGCTTGTAGTACGGATGTGTCCTCACTATCTGCCCCTGTGTAATGAACGGTAATAATATCAGTAATATCAGTAACCTCATTTACGATAGCCGTTTACTGTTAATGAAAAATATTTTGGTTTTGTTGCCACTGTACTTGTCTTTACCCACACCCACACACCGGGAGGGATTTTGGTCACATCAAAACTTGTGACGTTTGTTCCTGTTGTGGTATTAGTAACCTGATTGCCTGCCGTAACTAATGCCGTTGCACCTGCTTCGACATTGAGTGAATCATTGTACCACACTTTATAAGTCACATCAGGGGAAGTACCCTGTAATACTGACCGCATAGAAGTAACCACAATCGTATCAGCATCATTATAGAAAGAACCGTATATCGCTGATGTGGTGAAAGCTGTTGTGTCACCATCTGCCCCGCTTCCTGCACCGAATACAAGTTGAAGATTTTGGATAACCTGTGCCACCCTGCCATCGTCATTATGTGTATAAAGTTTACCTGACTGTGCATATAGCCTGTTATATCCGGTAGCCGCCGCCGTTGGGTCGGTAGTTTCAGCCATTTCTATTGCCCCGTTACTGTGAAAGGAGAATTTCTTTGCGCCGCTTTGCTTTACGTTCAATATTTCTCCGGTCAAGTCTTCGTGGCTGTCAATTATCGCTGCTGTATAATCACCGGTTGCACCTACTACATGGAGGTTGACTTCGGGTGTGGTTGTGTTTATCCCTGTTTTTCCATTAAACAAAACAGTAACCGCATTAGCCCTTGCATTGTCCGCCGTCCCTATGCCTATCTGAAATGCTCGGTTAGTTGCGCTATATGTAGTAGATGATGTTGCATTGGTGCTGTCGTTGTATGTTCCAAATACTGCACCACCGTATGATTTTGATTTTAAACCAAATCCAAATCCGCCTGAATAAGCACCAGAGAAAGTATTGTTTTTACCCCACCCGCCTGAATAAGCACCAGAGAAAGTATTGTTTTTACCCCACCCGCCGGAATAATCACCGGAGAATGTATTGTCACCACCCCAACCGCCTGAAGCGTAACCCGAGAAGATATTGGTTTCACCCCACCCGCCGGAATAATCACCGGAGAATGTATTGTCACCACCCCAACCGCCTGAATAATAACCTGAGAAAGTATTGGATACACCACCGCCAAAAACATAACCGTTATTTGTAACTGTCAGTCCGTTACCGGCAGTAAAACCATTAACATTTACAAAATTAACATTGTAATTAGCCCCTGTTATTGTTCTATCCCCCGTCAATGTACCGTCAGAGTTGTAGATGTTAATACCAGTTCCGCTACCGCTTCCCATCTTTAGCCAAGCTGTACCGTTGTAATAGCAATACGAAGTTGAATCGCTGTTGTACACCATCAACCCCGCCACAGGTGAGCTTATTGCGTTCATCTGTGTGGTGTTCATACGGGGGAGTACTGCGCCTTGTGTGGTGCTGGTAACGTCTAAGAGGGCAGAGGCGTTGGGGGTGATTGTTCCTAAACCAACTCTGCCGCCACCGGAAGGGACAATTATTGCATAATTATTTGTTCCACTTTGAGCCGAAAAAAGACCAGCGATATTAGTAGATGATGTACCAATATGTGAATTTGAAAAATAACCAGAATATGAAGTAACCCCAGCGTTAGCGTTAGTACCACTTCGTAAAACGTAAAATAATCTACTACCGTTTGATGCTGTTGTTGCAGATGATTGAACAACAAAACCGTAACCAGATAAACTATTCCAATTCCATGTCTGTTGGTAATCCCCATTATTAATACTATTCGTACCCGTAGCAGCGGTAAGGGATGAAAGTGGGAGTGATGTTGGTATCTCGCTATAATTCGCCAACCTCACCCATGCACCGCCGGAATAAATGTATAACCTGTTATTAGTAGTGTCCATCGCAACCATGCCATCAAATACACTCGTTTCATTTACCCGTACACCTGACGGAGTACCGTTATACCTTGGCACATACAAAGCGGAATCAAACATACCACTCAACCAACGATACCGCATATTTATCTTAGTGTAGTTCGTTGGCTGTGCCATTGCCGATAAGGAAAAAAACAACCCGATAATAAAAAATAGTTTTTTCATCAATATGCTATTATAATATTTACTGTTAATGGTTCATCAAATGGTTCTACATTCACATACACAAACCCACCGCTCACATCATGCTGATATTCTCTATTGCTTAACGGAGGATTGGCAACCGGATCAAACTGTAAACCGTCAACCGTTAATAGTTTGATACCAACATAAGCAAGTGCGGGATCGTAGATGGCTAAATCCCTTCGACTGATCACGTATGTCTTTTTTTCTACTGTCACACCGGCCTTTTTAATATCAAAAAAACTCTTTGCGTACCGTCAAAAGTTATCGGGAATAATACCCTTGCACTTGGGGAAGTCAAAAACTGGCACTCCCTGGCCATTGCCGAAGGTGTGCTGCCTACTAAATCATATTCTGTACCCTCAAGGAAAGCCCCTATAACCTCATCCGTTGTTTGTAAGGTGATAAGCAAAGAAGCCGAAACCCCGTCAACATAAGCCTGCCCGTTTGTTGTCTGCCAGTAGTCACTAATAATGTCGAAATTGTAAGACACCGGATTATTGACACTTGAAACAGTAAACGCACCACTACCTTTAAATTCAATACTGGCCTTTGCAAAATCACCCTCTGGCCCGTTTATATCCATTTGGCCTATATAAATCTGCCCTTCAATTTGCTTGTCATCTCCGTCCTCGTCTGTGAATGTTATCCTGACCGTTTTTAACTGCCTGCGTACTGATGTTTGAAGTAAGTAAAAGAAGGTTAGTGTAGTGTCGTTTTCAATCTTTGTCAACCCGTTTACACTCATCGTCCACTCTTCCCGCCTTACCATAAACTCCCTGAATAAACCGCTATCCGTTGACGTAACCGGGATAAACTCAGGAGTACGACTAAAAGAGCAATCCTCACCGCATAAAATAGGGGTGTATGTCAGATCATCGTTCTGCATCTCAATAACTACGTCTTTACCTTTTACGGGGTAACTCATTGCTCTACGTATTTAAACTCAAAATTTGAATAGTCTTTATCTCTTCCCGTCTGAAACACCTCCCTAAAATATCCTGTCCATCCTGCGTTATCGTGGTTCTGATCATAGCTTAACAGCATCCAGTACCTTAGTTGTAAATTCTCTGACCCGTCTGTGAACTGCCATTTATTTAGCATACTTGCAATATCCGGCAAATCATCAGCATCAAGTTCAGATAAATCCAATCCCTGCATAGTGCCATCAATAGCCCTCATGTCGTAGTAGTTCTGATTCCAAACATCAAAGAGTTGAATACGTCCGTATCTCTGGTTATAATCACTATTCGGCGCACCGGCAGGGAAAACAGCAGCATTATAGAACTCACTGGCAATATCATAAACGGGTTCTTCTATTGTAGTGGTAGCGTCTGTTTCTACTGTTGTGGTCTTGTCTACAAATACAGTAGTAGTGCCACCGATTAGCGAATATGCAACCGCCGTAACCCTTGCCTCTGTAAAGTTGTTATTTGTGGTATTGCTGATTTTCAGTATCTGCCCAACAAAAAACTTATGTGTGTATATACCAGAAACGGAGAAACTATTTAATGCAGTAAATGTCACGCTGCCAGAGAAAACAGTATTATACTGTTCGATTTTCAATAAAGAGCCTTTAGTTAGCAGGTCTATTGAATCGGAAACAAAAACATCTTCTTCAATCTTTGCGGCATAATCAGTATTGCCCCTGTCCGTTTGGCAATACTGTGAATTGTATTTATTATAAAGACCGGCCACATTTGGCATATACTCAAATGTGATGTCTTTTATGTTTAACTTGTAACCTTCAAAATCTTCATAGTTTTCCCAATGAAACATAAAATAAAGCCTTCCGTTTTTCGGTATTGGTCTTAATTCGTTGAGGAACTCTGTAAACCATTCTGCCGTCTGCCAGTCGTTTTCGTTAACAGCGTCAACGTCCCATGACTTATTTAATATCTTGTAATTGGTTGACCACGTAGAGTTAGATTCGTACCAAACCCCGTCCTCGTCTAAAAACCAAATAGTGCCATCGTTTGCATCAAGTCTTATTGAGCATTGAAAAACAGTTATAGTACCAGACCCAGCAGTTCTATTTGTATCCCACCTGAATTGATAAGAGAATTTAAACTTATCCAAAGCTCTAACCTCAATAGGGTAGGTTTGAACAATACAGGCATTACCACCTACATAGTTAGGGAATGTCACCTCCAAATACCTGTCAATCTCTAACTGTGTATTGGTAGCGTCAAATTCCCTTACGATATAATGCTCGTTATTATTATTCGAGAAAGGAGGCACACCGGATAATAAAATATAGTCATCAGGATTATATTTCTTTTTCGTAGCTGAAATATCAGAAACATAGTCCCCCGTTTCCATTTTACAGTTAAACGGAAGCTCTCTTGGGTATTCGTACTTGTAATTTAACCTGACCGACTTTTTAGGACGGTTGTTCTTAATGATACTCGCCTCTTCGCTTAGTCTTATTGTTTCACTTGCACCTATTGACTTATTGAAAAATACCTCTCCAAGATTACCGATAAAAGTACCGTCAGCATCAAAGGAAGTTACATAAAGGCCCCTGGTTTGCTCTACTTCGTCAATCCTGACAATCCACCATTGACCTTTAGACTGGAATAGCCACGCCTCATGACCCAATATCTTTTCAATTACATCATAACAGTTTTCTAACTTTCCTATTTCTTCCTCAAATGAAAGTGCATCCAAATAAGTAGTCGTAAATAAATGTTCATTGTTCGCATTCGGAGTGCTGATGTCATCCACATCACCCCACTGCTTTATATTGAACGCAACCCGTAATTCTAACTCGTAGCCTGTCTTTTTCAGGCAATAAGCCAATAGCTGAGATATACGATACTTGCCTTTTGGTACTTCGCTGTCATCATTGGTGAGTGGAATATCTCTGAGTGATCCCAATCCATCGTTTGCCGTTAGTGTAACCACTTCACCACCGTAGGGTAACAAAGGTTCGCTGATGTCATCCATATTCAGCCAACCCTTGAATATGGTCTTTGTATTATCACCAATGAAGTAATGAACACCCCACCGCCTGTCTGATCCTTCCGCAAATGTGGCAAAATTATAATTGAGTGAATTTATGAACTGAATAGTTAGCTGCTGCCCCCTGATTACCTTAAACGGATTTTCGTCATTATCAATTACAGATAAGGTTGCCGGTTCGCCTGCTGGCTGCAAAAGATAAACGTCTTGCGCCTCATCGTCAGGTATCATATTATCATAATCGGCAATTTCTACCCAACACTGAATGTCAGTATTTTCATGAAACGATTGCCATTTAATCAAATATATCGTCAGTGGTTTAGCCATTACCTAACCTGTATCGCTGTTGTCTTGTTGTTACTAATTCTAAATTCCTTCCGCTTATACGTCCGTCAACTGTTACCATTACCATTTGCATTGCCCCTCCGGTAATACCTCCGAGATTGTTCATTGGTACTATCCTTCCTGATGTTGACGGTACAAATAACTCAGGGGCATTTTCACCAACCAGATAAGGGGCATTACCCGAAACGGCGCCACCCGCCGCCCTTCGTGGCAGCCCTATCATCCCGGAAAAAATCTTATCAAAACCACCAAAGCCAAGTAGTGATAAAATACCGGATATTGCTGCCGTTGCCAATAACTGTTCAATCATTCGTTTAATACCGTCAATAAATCCATCAAAGAATGATTTAATGACATTCCCACCTTCTTCAAGCGTATCAAATAGCCCTGAAAAAGCAGGCTGTAAAACGCTGCTAACGGCCTGAGAAATGAATTGTAATTGCTCTTGCGTAGCCTTTATAGTATCATCAGGTATTAATCCTTTTTCTTTTACACTGCCTCCGGTAATATCAAACCCCTTCTTTTGGTTGAATAGGTTTTTAAGTTTGAAGTTTACCCTGTCCTGTACCTGCTGGAATATCCTGTCTATTGTGCTGAATAATGCCTGATCGCTATCACCCAAACCCAAAAGAGGAACTATTTTATCTTTTACAACAGTTGATCCTTTTGGCTCTTTTATCTTCAGGTCAATGCCACTTGATAACTCTTGTAGGCTTTTAAATAGTGCATCAATATCTGACTGGATTCTATTTAACTCTTGCTGCCTTTTTTCTCTTGTACCTAAAATATTGGAAATAATCCCTGCACCTGTTGCATCACCCTTTTGCCTTGCCTCTTGTAATCTTTTTTCGCTAAAAGCGTTTGCAGCATCTAATAAACCCTTTTCTGACTGGGTTAATGTTACACCCTGTAATTGTAGCTGCTTTGTTATTAATTGCTCTAACTGAGCCTGTTTTAATTTTACAGCGATTACCGTTTTAAGGTTAGCGATATAACCCTGATATGCTGTATCTAATCCTGCAACCGCATTACCTTCCAGTTTCAAACCGGAAAATATTTCCGGCTGAATCTTTTTAAGCTCATTTAATGCAGCTAACTTTCTTTGCCTTGTTTCTGTTTCTGTTTTAAGGACGGCAACTAAAGAAGTTACCTCTGCCGCTTCCTTTGCTGCATTTTGGAATATTCCTTGAACAGCGTCTTTTAGTTTCTTTGCGCTATTCTCTGCTTCATCTGCCGCCCTGCTTGTTTTAAATAGCTTATCACCAAATACAACCAACAAAGACGAAACCACACCAACTGCCAAACCAATACCGGCAGGGCCGGTTAATTCTTTACCTAAAGCCTCTAATGCGCCGCCTATTGAACCGGTTGTTTCCTTTAATCTTTGGAATGATTCTAAAAGAGGGTTAATGTTGTTAGCGATACCAATAAACCCGTAGGGGGCATCCTGTGCAACCCTTGACAGGTTCATTAAAGAGTTTGTAGCCTGATTAGAGGCATTGGGCAGCTTTTGTAAAGCCGTTTGTGCTTTGGCTATACCCTCCGTAAACCCTTTATCGTTAAGTATTAAATCAGTTTGTAGTACCGCCATTCCTTGCCTTTTCTTTTTCTTTGAACTTCATCAGTATCGCCCTGCTATTATCGCTTACTGTTATTCTCCGGCTCTTTTGCATTTCACTAATCTGCGCCTGCAACTTGTCGTCCTCCGGCAGTGGCATTATCCTGTATGCGTTTGGTTCGTTCTTTAACCAGGGGGAGATAAGCGTTACAACCGCCCGTCTTAACACCCTTTGTTCGTAAAGCCTTTTATTAAAGAACCCTTTATGAAGTAACCAGTAGTCACTTCTTTCCATCAAGTAAAATTCTCTCGGCAGTAACCCTATCTCCCCAAACGCTTCAGCCCGAAGGTCATCCCATGACATCGGTTCGACATCATGGGATTTTACTCCCCCGGTACTTCGGATTTATTCAGCTTACCATACTCGTCAATGATTCTTACCACTTCATCCATTTCTAAAAGTCCAACCCATCCCTCTACATCTTCTTTAGTAAAGTCAACGACTAACCCTTTTGCTTTGTAATCAGTCATCAATCCGGCATAAACAATGGCAACGGAATAGTTAAACTGAGTACCTGCATCGTTAGCGTTTGACTTTAGCGGATCGCTGCCAATATATTCACCCAAGTATTTAGTGAAATAAAACTTGCCAACGTCCAACGTCCTTTCTTTTCCTCCGAGTTGTAATGTGATTGTTTTCATTAGTTAGTATATTTTAGGATTCTGTGTCGTTTAATGTTCCATCGCCTTCCAAATTCCATGTGAACTTTGAAACCTGGCCATCTGAGCCATCGAACTGTGTAGATGTGAAAAAGCAGTCACCCGACATTCTCACAAGCTCACCGGCTGTAAATGATTCAAAAACCTTGTTTCTGAGGATAAATTCACACCTTGTCCTGTCAAGCTGAAAAGCCAAAGCCTCATTATAGCTCAACTCCGAATTAGTTGGATCTGCATTAAATACGGCAGTACCGTTTAGTTTAAAGTCTGCCACCTGCACACCCTTAAAAGTGCCGCACTTGGTCTTTGAGGTGTTAACGTCATTTGATACGTCTAAAAAAACTGTTTCCTCACATACCATTGTTTTAAAGTCGCCGGTATTCTTCTGCCTGATGAGTAACTCTATGTCACTCCCCTGAATTGTTGTTGCCATTGCTGTCTATTTTTATTGTTGAAATACGTATTGGTTCCATCTTGATACTTTCCTATAATATTTTTTCACCCCGTCAAACTCATACAGATAATCATAGTTTTCCCTTTCTACATTGTGTATCTGTAATCCTGACGGTTTAGTTAATTCGTTTTGTCTTGTGGGTAGTACTAACTGACAGATAGCGTTATCAATCGTTTCACATACCGATCTGTCAATATTGTTCTCGAATGTTGTGACTATATCAGTGATCACAACTATGTTATCTGCGAAATACTGCTTAGTGTTATCACTTGTGCCACCCTCTGCCCTTAGTAGTACATAGTTCACACTTGGGTTTTCTGGGGCATCTTCAACGTAAACCTCAACGCCTGTTCCTACCTGACCATTTAGCAGGTTATACCATGCGGTTATACTATCGTTGGTAGTAGCTTTCACAGTTTGGTATTATCCAGTACGTTGTTTATGTTTTTAATCAGCATCTTTTCGATCACACCCCTTTGCTTGAAGAAGAACGGTCTCGGGATTATCCCGCCGTTTTTTCTTATTCCTCTGCCTTTAAACTGAACAGCATACTCAGCTAATTCACCAGGAACATCAACTTTTGTTATCGTTCCCCACTCGATAAAAGGGGAGTACTTTGCATTACTTATCACACTTGCACCCCATGACGGTGAAATATCAGCCGTTATTCCTTGCCTTAGTTTTCCCAAATCAATAGGCGCATCTCTTTTGGAAAATGCTACCCATTTTTGCGCAGCGTCTTTAATCTCGCCTAATACTTCTTTGTGTACCTCTTTTGATACACCATTAAGCCTCGCCTGTAATTCTTTAACACCTGCTATGTTTATCTTAAAATTCAATTACCCCTTGCCTCTGCTGTTATGATCCAGTAAAATCTTTTTTCGTTCTCTTTCTCTATACTGCTAACACTATACCTTTTACCCTCGTAAGTCAGTTTCCAGTTCCCCGTTGGTTTGAAGTCGGGTCGAAACCTTACTTTAAACTGTTTCGTTTGATTTATAGCCGTTCTACCTTGTGCATTTGCCTTACTTGATGAAGAACTTAAAACCTCCGCCCATACGTTATATTTAGTTACCGATTCTGTCCAACCGTTGGCCGTTCTTGTTGATACCCATTTCTCCAGTCTTATCTTACTCATTAAGCCAGCCATGTCCAAGCTCTTTTAAACGGTGCTACCGTATGTTTAGCCCTTGCGCCCAATACACCTATTATCCTGTTCTCGTACCAATCAGCAACCTGCTGCATTATTCCTAAACGGATCTCATCTGGGCAATCCTCATATCCCGCATCGTAAATAGCCGTCATTTTATCACTCATAGGCTCTTCTAAATGCAGGAAATCAAAACCCCTTGTCACTATCACCGATTCACCATAGGCAGTACCTTCTTTATCCGTTAAACTTGTGAAATCCTGAATAGGGCCGTAAGGAAGTTCTATATCACCAGCATTATTGGTTAGTAATACTTTCCAAGTATGAAAAACCACAGATACACCGCAATACTTTTCTATCTTTTGCCTTGCTGCACTTATCATCGTATTTATCAGCGTATCATCAAAAGCAAAATCACTAAGGCTCTCCGTTGTGCTTTCCTCTTCGTCAACAAAACCCTCCAATCTCAGGTAGTCCTTCATTTCCTGCAATGTCACAGGCTCTTCAGGCAACCCTGATTCAGTAGTTATGTCCTTAATGTCGTATATAAGATTCTGGTTATTCATCTTGCTTTTTTAAATAGGGGAGAGGAATAAACCTCCCCCCGCCTATACTAACCCACAACCACACTCTTAGCTTTCAAGGGCTGTCTTAGCATCACCGAAATCACCGTAGATGATACGGTCTGCACGGTCAGCAGCCATTGAGATTCTCTCTTCAATTACCACAGTAACAAGGTTCTTAATTGCATCGTCCTGATCCTGATCGAAGAAACGAACTGACAAAGGAGTACGTACAGCGAACTTCACCTTAGTAAAGTCACCCAGATAGAACTTGTCAGTAGTTATTGAATTATGAGGAACGATTGAAACTCCAAACAGGTTAGGAACAACCTGGTTAGGTGAACCAAACACATAGTTACCATCAGCGTCTTTCTCAAGCAACAGTGCTGCATAATCGCCGGGATTAACCAGACAAGCATTTGCCATGCTCGAAGGGTTTGCAATCCTCAACTGCGTCCAAGCGGCAACCATTACATCGTAATTGTTTGCTTCGATTGCACCAGTAAACTTAGCCAACAGCGCAGTAGGTGTACTGTAAGCAGTAGAGTTGAAAGTCTGGTTAAGACCCAAGAACTCACCACCGGCTGAGTTTGTCAATGCTTTAGTATCTTCCAAAGCCAACAGTTCTTCAACACCAATACCGGCAATTTCAGACTGCATCCATGCAATGTCTTGCAGGTACTCTTCAGGCACTTTGTAGAAATGTGCAATCTTAGTGTAAGGAACTACTGTCTTTACCCAGTCACGATCTGACTGAGGCTTTGCAGCACCGGCACCAACGCTTGTAGGCGCACCTTCACCGCCGTTATCCCTTACAACGTATGTATCCTGTCCAACAGGGGCAGGTACTACACGGCACAGATCACGGATATGTCTTACCTCGTAACCCTTACGACCAGGCTCCCACAAAGCAGAACCATGCTGGAAGGCAGGTGTGCCGCTAACACTTAGGTTAGAGTTTGCGCCTATATTTCCTACACCCTTAATTTCAAAGGCAATAGGAGTTCTGTTCTTACTGTAAGCAGCAAGTTTATCTTTGTTCTCTTCAAAAGCCTTTGTGATTGAATTGCCTGTTTTTACTTCCAGTTTCTTAGCGTTTGCGATCTGCTCGTCAATCCACTTCTGATTTTCGGCCATTGCTTTTTCAGCGTCAACCTTAAATTTTTTTAGGTCGCTAAGTTCGCCTTCGTACTTTTCAGCCAACTTCTTTTCAGCTACTTCCAGATGACCTTTGATCTGGTCGGCAGCCTTTGTACCCATTTTACTTTCTACCTCTGACAAAGCACCTTTCAGGGCTTCCATTTCTTCAGGGGTAAATCCTTTCTTTTCACTCATCGTTAATAATTTTACGTTAAACCAATTTTGTTATTATGCTCCAATCTCTACTGCTCGGCTCATTCTCTTGAGTGGTAATAACCGGCTCCTGTATGAGTGATTTCAGTTCTTTTATTTTGTTTTCGATTAGATTAAACCTTTCGTCTGAATACTTGCCTTTTCTTAACATCAGGTCAAGCAACTGCAAAGCATCTTCATTTGACTTTGCCTCTTTGATCCCAAGCATGGGAGTATCTTCATTAGCACCCCAACGGGTCAAAGTGGAGTATTCCCATAGCTTCCATTCTGTAACCTCCCGCACATCGTCCTTCATTGACCACTTAATAGCGTTAACCCCGATTGAATGCTCTAACGTCTTTCCGTGTTCTGCATACAGCTTGTAATCCTCGTAAATATCACGGCTGATCTGTTTTTTCATGTTCAACTGGCCAAGCATCTCTAAATACTTGCCGTTCTGCTTTCCTTCAATAGGAACACCCAATAGAATATCACCGTGATTGAGCAGCCATTTTACCCGCTTAAATCCCTCTCTCAATGTTTTATCAAAAGAGCCTTCCTTTGATATGTCGTTATCACTATCCACATTGCCTATTGCATTGGCAGCAACAAGCACCCTACCTTTTTCGTCAAGGTCTTTTATCTGGCTGTTAAAATCTTTATACTGTTTCATACTCACTATTTCTTAGGTATCAATCGTCCGTTTTCATCTCTTTTAGCTGTTATCGCAATCGTACACCGGCAGTTTATCGTACTGGCTGCACTTGCTTTCGGATCACCTGGGAACATTAGTTTATCTCCATTTCTCGGGTCAATAAAAGCCGCATCATAATCAATCACCGTACCGTCTAACTTCCTGTGGTTTGCGTGATCTTCAGGGTCTGTCCCCCTCGTCCTCATATCCATTGCAGCAATCCATTCTTTCTGTTGCTCAAATTCAAATGTTGAACCGGCAGCCATCGTACCCGTGTTACTTGCCCTTGTGGTTTCTGTCCTCACTATCCTTGCGGCCTGCGTCCTGCTGAGTGGTAAGTCTTTTAATGCTCTAACCGTTTCATCTACACCCCATCCTTCGTTATATGCAGTTTCAAGTGTCTTTAACAATACCTTCCTTGTGTACTCCCCGACTTCATAAGTGATCTTGTCAAGTAAAAACCTGTACAGGTAATTTTTGATGAACTCAATCCATACCTCGTTAAACCCGAAACCTTTACTTTGCCTTTTCTCCCTTAAAAACTCACTATGCTGCATCCTCGCAAACCGTAAACCCACTTTCAGGTATAAGTCCTCAATAACATCTGGAAGAGTGCCTGTGTCTATTTTCTCACTCAGGTACTTACTGCCCGCATCTAAACCACCGCTTTCAATAACAGCTATCAAAGAACTAATTGTGCCATCCAGTGCCTTTTTTACTTTAGGGAAGTAATTGAGTTCATACCTCCTTTGTAAAACTGCATTCCGCCTGGCTATTTCCTTTTTGTTCATTCAACCGTTTTGCGTATTGCATCCTAATAAACTTCATTCTCTCAATTTCCTGCCTGCACCCTTGCCTTTCTTTCTCAGTCATAGGGTACTTTCTATATATTAGTTTCCTCGTTTGCCTGTCCAAGTGTTTCATCAATTACGTTATATCCATCTATTGGCTGATAACCGGAAGGAATCATTACTTCGTCCAATCCAGGCTGATTATCCTCGTAATCCATGCCCATCAAATCCAGTTTATATCTCCATGACACCGGCAGCTCTTTTACCCATTGCCACTTAGTTTGCAGGTCATCTTGTAATTCTGTGAATACTGATAAATCGTAATCCACAATGATATTCTGTCCCTTGTACCCCCAATCGTTTCTGAGCTTCCTATTCAGATGTTCCCTGAATGAGTTTAACTGTGGCAAAGCACAACGCATCGTAAGGGCTTTTTCGCCCTCTTTCTGGTTGTTGAATGTTTTGTTATCCGGATCATTAAGTAACTGAGATGGGACACCGTAAACATTACAGAACCTTCTTAAACTCCATTTCTCGCTTTCAACTATTCCCAAGTCAACAGGGGAGAGGCCGATGTCTATTGAGTTCATCCGATAGCCAGATGTGGCAACCTTGTTCGCATTATAACTACCCGAATACTCCCGACCCTGAATTATCGCCTTTATCTGTTGGGCTTGTTGACTGGCTACCTCTTCATTTACTAACTCAGGACTTTCATCCACGAATATGATCCGCTTCGGCCCCTGATTCTGGAACTGCGCCGCCTCTGTCTTATTCGCCTCGTTTGATTTAGTAGTAAGCAGCAACGCGGCTTTTAACGGAGATAAACCCCACAAATGATCGCCCTGCGCTGAGTAAACCGGATTAAAATACTTGTCATGTAAAACAGATTGAACCGGAATATTACTCTCGTTAATCAACCCCCATTCTGTTAACTCGTAACCTGTAACCTTAAAAGGCCATTGAGCCGTAACTTTCATAGTCAACAAATCGGAGGGAAGAATGTGTAATGACTGGGGTTTACCCATGTTAGCCCCGCCATCCAGCAACTCAGCCCAAATCATCCGGTCACCTGTAAGCAGCTTAAAGATTGAACTATTAGCAACTAAATCAGAGAACGTATCAACACCGTTAGGGCTTTCCAGTAGTGCAGATAACTTTGAATCGTTAACCGGCTTTAATGCTTTTTCTCTGTACTGTAAAGCCTTTTTATAATCTTCCCCGCTTATTTCTTTTCTCTGTATTAACCCAAAGTACTTTTTAGCCGCTTCGTCATCTACGACCTTATATTGACCCCATGGTGCTATCCTGACCTTATCAGTAATCAGATTAACAATAGCATAAATGAGATCGTTAACGGTGTAACCTTCGGTTATATAGGTGGTCTTGTTGTCGGCAGGCTGGATAAATTGGCCGTTGTATAATTGGTAAGACACCCCACTCTGGAGTGCTTTCTCTTGTTTCTTCCCTAATAACTTATTTAACCAACCCATTTACCAAACCCTCACGGCCATCTGTGGCCTGTTTAATTTCGTGTATATACCGTATCGCATCGCATCGCAAGCATGGTCATTGAACTTTACCGGAACCTCGTCAGGGTGTATCTTACCGTCTTTATCTAACTTCCACTTGTAACTCCTTAACTCTTTTATCAGGTTAGAACTATCAGGACTGACAAATAGAGGCATTGACTTTACTTTCTGAATACCCGCATAAACATCTTTCTCTGCCGGTTTAGCGTTAAATCCTGCCCGCTTTAGTTCTTCAATGGTCTTAGGTTCTGCGTTATCACAAAACAGTTCGTCCGACCTTTGAATATTCAACCCCTTCAGCCTTTCAATCAAATCACCTGTGGTTAGTTTTGTTTCGTATAATTCCTCTTTAATATAAGAGCAACCCTCTTTGAACCCTATCTTTATGACTGCTGACGGTACGTTGTACCCAAAGTCAACCCCGTAAACAACCTCGCATCCTGTCGGAAATTCAGCCTGCTTCCAATGTGTGTAGATAATCTCCTGACTTGAACCCCTTAATCCCAATCCAAACACCTTCCACAGATTCTCATCCGCATCTTTCAGGCTTTCTATTTCATCTACTTGCTCTTTTGGTAGAAATGGATTGTCTTTGTAGGTCGAATGAATTAAAAGATTTCCTTCCTTATCACTTACATCATACACCCAACTGGCCTCGTCAACCGGATTGAAGTCTAAGAAGATCGTCTGCTTTGTCCTCAGTGCTAACTGAGTGTACACATTAAACGGCAATAGATTTGCCTCGTTTACAAACAGTATATCACGCCCCGGCCCCCTGACCTTCCCTGGTTCTTCAGCCCCGAAAAACTCCACATAAGAACCATTTGGATAATGGTAAATGTTGTCGGTTTTATTGAAGTTGTTATCGTTGTATAATCCGGCTTCTTCGACTATCTGAAGAAAATCCCGCCTTGCACCTCGTTTCAGGTGGGGCAGGGAAGGGCTAACGATTGATATGCTTACCTTTTCCTTGTACGGTATGTAAAGAGCTAATAATTGAGC